TTCGTGTTTTCCCATTGGATCAACACAAGAGCTTTGATGTAGTTAACGATACAGCACACAGCTTGTTCTTGACAAGCATTATCACTAACAAAGACTTCTTTGCTGGTTTAGATATGCACGATCAAGCCGTATTCAGTCAAGCAGCCGCAGAAGCTGCCCTAACTGAGCGTACAACAAGCGTTGCTGACATTCCTAACATTTTAGCTGAGTGTGAAGCACAAGGTGTTGAAGTTGTTCGTATGGACGACAAAGAACTAGTTAAGTTCCAAGAAGTTGTTGGTCAAGTATACGACATGTATGCTGACTACTTCCAAGCTGGACTAGTCGAAAGCATCCAAAAGGCTTAATTTTTAAGCACCCCAGAAAAGGCACTTCGGTGCCTTTTTCTTTGTTAAATAAGGTATGAATTCTGAATTAAAGAAGATGAATATACATACCCCACACCAATTTCTTATATACGAAAAAACTAAAGAAAAAAATAGGCGGGATATTATATCAAATGTAGTAATCCAAGAATTGGAATTCCTGGAGTACCCAAAACACAAAACAGCGGTGTATATTTTAAGTAATGTGCCCGATCCCGATTGTGTAGTAATATATACATATGGTGGCACAATGCCTCATATGTTTGAACGTAACGAAGATGGCGAAATTGTAGAAAACAGTAAAGTTCAATTTACTTGGGAATGGATGCGTTACTGGCTAGGTCAAGGCGTAGCAATGGTGATTTTTGATATGCCGGACTATTTTAAAGCAAGTATGCATGTTACTAGTTTTTATAGGACCAGTAATGATCGTTTACGTGAAAGCATTGAAGTAGTCAAACGAGTAAAAGATAGATTCCCGGACTCAAAAGTAGTATGGCACGGACTTAGTTACGGGACAAACGAAGCTGCTAAAATTAGTCAAGTTGATTGTGGTCTTGACGGTGTAATATTAAGTAGCGCACCCTGGCACGTAGCAGCTGACTTTGACGAATACCACCAAGGTGCAAGATTAAATTGGTACGATGTTTCTACTTCTAAAGTACCTGTATTAATTGTACAACATCAATTAGAGAAGTTTGAAAAAGCAATAGAAGAAATGGACAAAACTGATTCAATTACAGTTACCAATACTGTAACACAGGACGATGGTCATTTTTTTAGAAGACGACAATCCACAGTAGTAAAACATATATGTGACTGGGCCCGAGGCCACCCTATACCGAAAGAAATACCATGACACGCAAACTAGAAGAGACTTTTAACTTACCATCAATGGGCGATGGCGCAGCAGATGTTGACGTTCAAAAAGTTATAGAAGAAAACAGAGAAATTATTACAGAAGTTGACAGCGCAATTGATAAAATTGATGCAGCACTTCCGATGATTAGTGATTTAGATTCGCTAGATACTGATCTTGACGAGTTAGCTAAACTTGCTAAAGACAAAGCAGAAGACTTGTTAGATTTAGGGATGAACGTTGACCCACGTTTTGGGGGAGTTATATTCCAAACAGCTAGCCAGTTACTGGGGCATAGTATTGCTGCCAAAACTGCAAAAATGGATAAAAAGTTACGCATGATTAACATGCAATTGGCTAAAGCAAAGTTTGATCATCAAGTTAAAAAGGATGCTTCTAAACTTGAGCCGGAAGAAGGCGAAACAGTAGATGGTAAGGGTATGGTATTAGATCGTAATGCGTTACTTGCACAGATCCTGGCCCAAAGCAAAGACGAAAAGAAGTAAACGGACATAAATATACAATATAGGAATACCCGCGATGAAATCATTATCAGCTTACTTTCACGAAACAAACAAACTGTACGAATTTCGTATCAAGATGGCACACGTTGAGCCAAAAGGCGAAGTTTTAGAAAAAATTAAAAATGCGCTAAATGCGTTTCAAGTCGAATCAGTTAGCCCTGCAAAACGTTTACCAATTACTGAACATTGGGAATTTGCAAACGAAGGCGCATGTGAGTGCTACGTAATTGATGTATCTGTGCGATACCCAACTATCCCAGGGCAACTTCGTCAATTAATCGGCGAACGTGCTGGCATCAACGCTAGCTGGGTTTGTGTTAAAACAATGGCCGAAGCATTAAACGACGATTTATCGTTTAGCCAAGCTGATGAAAATGAAGCACGTAAACAGCCATTGATAGGTGATGATTCGTTAGACAGTCCATCAGGACAAGAACAAGTTGGCAACGCTCGCCTAACTGGTTTGTTTAAAGAGTTAAGCGCAAACACACGTAAATTTGAAATCCAAGGCACAGACAACGAGTACGCCTCTGGTAAAACTACAAACGAAATCCCGCAAAATACGTCTAGTATTATCGGCGGCAAAAAAGGACAATAATAATGAGCAACAACATTTATAACATCTTGGGCAAGCTAAACAGTCTTGAGCCAAAGCAGCCAGAACAAAAGCCAGCACAACCTGTTTACGAAAGCGTTGAAGCTCGCGGTAGTATTATTGCTGGCGTTAAAGATATTGAGCAAAAATTGCGTGAGCAATTTGAAGCCGCCAAGCAGGTTGAAGAAGGTAGTCACTTCGGTAACGAGAAATTAGCAAACGCTAGAGCTAGCCGCAGCGGCACTAGTACAGTGCGCGATCAAAACGGCAGAGGCGGGGTAAAAACTACAACTACAAAAATTCCTAGTAAGAAAGATGCAGGAGCCGCCGGCGATGTCACTAAAGAAGAACGTGAGACTTTAAAAACTAAAAAAGGTACAATCTACAAAGGTGGTACATACGGCACTGAATATGATGTTGGTGATGACGGCAGCAAAAAGCCTAAGGCAAAGCATGTTCCTAAGAAGGGTGTAAAAGGTCGTCCTAAGAAAGAGCAGCCTACAAAAGTAGACGCACCAAAGGGTGATATTTTTGGTCGCACAACTGGTTCTGTGCCAAAAGGTAAAAAAGGCACTGTCGTTAAAGGCAAAGCAATGAGCCATGACGTAAACAACACTAAGGATGATGATCTAGACGAAGCAGCTACAAACCCATTTGCTATTGGTATGGCACAAGCTAAGAAAGAAGTTGGCTTGGGTCGTGCAAAAACTCACGTAAGTAAGAGCGTTGAAAAGCGTGGCCATGAAATTGGTAAAGCAGTTAAAAAGGGAATGAACGAATCCCGTGATCATGAGTCCAGCGATTACACATACGAAACAGTTGGCCGTAGACTAGCGACAGAAAATCCACACATGGATACAAAG